TGTTAATTAAATCAGGACTACAACAGACTAACGTTCCTTTCGACTTACCATCTTGTATCATTCTTGCTTGTATATCATATACCATGAAATTTTTAGCAAAAGTATTACCTTCATTATCTTCAAACTGAATGTACACTGGTTCCATACCAGATATCTTTGACAGAACACCATCATTAGTATCTGTTAATGATAAGAACAGTTGAATAGATGCACTCTTGATATCCTCAATGTAGGTAAACGATAGTATATTATTGATAGAGAAACCTTTATCCTCTCCATCAACACCCACAATTAGAGCTTTTAATTTAAAATTACTTTCTGGTTTCATGTAAACTGTGCTGTATTAGCATACTCTGTGAAGAATGGAGAATCTTTGACCTTTGATATTGCCATACTTCCACCACTTTCCATATCAAAATTAGGCATTTGTTGTCTTGCTTTTTGAATTATACCACTCATCTGTTGTTTAATTCCTTCGACACCACCTGATTCACTCGCTAATGCATTGCCCTCATTGATAACAGTATTAGTCAAATCAGTTATCATACTCTGAGTGCTAGAACTGTTCGCTATACCTGACATGTTAGTCACTAAGTTCTTACTAATATCTTGGAAACTACTACCAGGTTGAATAGATTGCATACTACTAGACAGATCATTCATAATATTCATCATGCCACCCATAGTACCACCCTGATTCATTCCACCACCCATGCTCTGATCACCAAACATTTCAATCATCATTCTTCTCTTCTGTAAATTATTAACTACACCACCCATGATTGTTGATGGATCTACTTGATGATCTTTATCCTTTGCTAATCCAAAGAAATTTTTAACAGTAGAAACAACACTAGGACCACCTTGACCTGCACCTGGTAATCCTTTACCTTTCTCAGAGTTCATCCCCCTAAGTCCATTTCCAAATGTCTTAGTTGGAGTCTCTTTTCCCTCTGCCTTTTTATTTAAACCAAGAGCACTACCTATCTGACTCCATAAGTTATTACCACCTTGGTTCTCAGTGGACTGTTTTGTTGAATTATCAACACTTGTGGTACTAAACAATCCTAAAGAACTACCAATACTGGTCATAAAATTACCAACGTTAGTTACTAACGAAGGACTAATAGCTGGAATTCTTGATAACAGTCCCATCAAACCTGCAGCTGCTGCTTTCATTGGCAATGCAAGACTATCACCAAATGCTTTCTTAAGTCTGGGATCTATTTTAAAATCTTCTTCTAGTTTATTAGAAATATTCTTTTCTACTGTATCATTGAATCCAGTTTCTTCTAATGATTTTGTTGATGACTTATCACCTGAAGATAATCCAGAACTTCTTACTTTTGAAGAGGACGTACTAGGGGTTGAAGATACACCACCTGCCTTGTAATTTGTAGTTGGATTAGATGCACCATTATCACTAGCACCACCAATATTTCCACTACCAGTTGTGGTTGGAGCACTCACAGAACCACCATCATCACCTGCGGTTCCTGACATCATAGGAGTTGATAAGTCTGGAGCACCACCACCCATTGATGATATTGCTTCATTATCAACGCCAGCACCACCAATTCCACCTTGAGCTGCTTCTGACATAAGGAAGTCATTATAGACATCCTTCTTGAACATTGAGTTTAACAAACCATTACGATCATCAATCATCTCAGTCATATTATTGACTGTGTTTGCTAATACCTCTATACCTATGTACCTGTCGTCACTCATGTTCTTGTTGCTCCTTTGCCGAATACACTAATAAGCATACGCTGTTCTTTCTTTGTTTCTTCCATAGGTGTAGGCACATGCTTAACAACTGGTACAGGAACTGGTTGTGGAACTGGTATCATTTGAGGTGCCATTGATGCTGAAGATGTTGACTTAGTTATATTCACTGGTGTATCTATCAAAGATTTGTTTCTATTTTTAACTGTTGATCCTAAATTAACAAAATTAGATGATATATTTCTAAGATTAGGACCTCCCTGATTGACACTCTTCATCTTAGTTTCTTCTTTCTCAGGAGGTGTATGTGCACCACCCTGACTAAAGTAAGGTAACGGATCTATTCTAGTTCCAGATTTATTGAATCTCTCAAAGTGTAAATGTGATTGGTTACTACCATCTTTACCAGGATAATATTGGATCTTAGCTAATTGATCACCCCTCTTCACCTTCTGACCTTTCTTTACAACATACTCATGCACATGTCCATATAAATTAGCAGTTCCATCTTTATGCACAACCACAACTGCTCCACCATACTCACCAAATTTAGGAAGTATTTGTTCAACTACTCCATCTTCTTGTGCATGTACAGGAGAATTTTCCCACACTCCTATGTCAATACCTCTATGCATTCTACCCCAACGAGGACCGAATGGTGAACTGAACAATGGATCTCCTTGTGGAAGTATAGTTTTCCATCTGTTTGTACCAGCTACTGATGTAGTCGTATTAACTTTTGAATTATCTTCACCACCTGTGGCCGTTTTAGTAACATTTGATGCAAGTTCTACTGATGATGATGAACTGTTTGTCTCCTCAGTTGGAGTTTGCATGTCTGGTAATTCTACAGTATCTGGTTTGATATCAGTATCAGCACCAGTTATACTTCCGATTCTTCTTGCTTCTGCTAATACTGCTGCAGCTGCAGGATTACCACCTGCTAAAGGACCTAAGAATGCTATAGTAGCACCTACCATAACAGATGCACCTTCTCTATAGACTGCAGATATTGCATCACCAATCTTACTCATAGGTAATATAATCTCTGCTTCATTTGCTTCACCAACTAATGCACGACCACCACCAAACAGACCACGAGTAGGTGCTGTTATGACTGAACCATTAGCTCCACCCGCAATACCGACTCCACCTTCTTTGAATTTCTCTGTATTTTGATCTTCTGAGACTACATCAGTAGTTCCTGATCCCTCTTCGGTGCTATCTTTACCCACTGTCTTATCAAATATCATACCACCTAACCAATCACCTAACATACTACCTGCAATTGCACCTGCAGGACCACCAATAACTGCTCCAATACCACCAATTGCTGCACCACCCGCAGTACCTGCAATACCTCCCAACCAAGCACCCAAAGTACTACCTGCTGCCCTAAAAGCTGCTCTACCAGGATCTTCTTTAAAGATAGCTGTCAGTATAACAAAATCAATTAAAGCACCAATACCAAATGGAATCCTCTTGATAAATTTACCTGCACCAACCTTGTAGAATTTTTTGAATGCAGGCATAGCTGCTTTCATTAACTCATCTGCATTTGTTATTAAACCCTTAGTAAGATCATCTACCTTTGTGATTGCAGGTTTTAGTAAATTTTTTGCTCCAGTAACAAGATTATCACCTTGAGTTTTAACTGTATCAACGACGTTATACTTAAGTGCTGCAGCAGTTTCACTAAAATTACCTGGTCGTAATCCTCTCGTGAAGAAATTATTACCTGCGTGTTTCAGATTACCACCCATATTCATCCTCGTCATCCATTGAGGACGATTAGGAATCAGATCTTTGAAAGCTTTTAGATTTCTTGTAATGAAATTGCCACCAGGATTTGATGCCCTAGCAATGTCAAGAGCTTCTTGCAAGGTGTATTTCCCTGTTGCTTTTAATTGCTTATATAACTCAATCTGATTTCCTCTAAGACCAATCTTAGTCAGTTGTCTTGTTATATCACGAGATCTGCGGAGAAGTTTAAAGTTTTTTAGTTTATCACCTATTCTAATTCTATTCCTTGGTTTTATTCTTGAAGGTTTAGATCTTCTAAGTCGTGGTATATAAAACCCACTACTTTTTTTCTTAGGGGTAGGTGCGTCATCAGTAAATTCAGGTCCACCACCCATAGTAGATCCACCAAGTCCACCAACACCAGCACCTCCACCATTTCTTTCTCTTAGATATTGAATATACTCATATTCAGTATCAAGAAACGCCACCATGCTTTCAGCAAAGCTGTTGGAGCTTTTAATCAGTGAACTACTGTCTATAGTGAGGTTTTCAGCCATTACCTGCGTTTACGACGTTCTTCTTCTATTCGTTCTCTTTCTTTCTGAAGATGTTGAACTAATAAGTTCACATACACTTCCCGTTCCCACGGGATCATGTTCATAATGTCTGTCAAGCTATATTTATGATGTTGAACGAGAGAAAAATTGGTTTGATAAAAGGTCATCAAGCCCTCGTCAAAGAGGGCTATCCGAAAAAACTGACTAGACCCTCTATTGTTATCTCATTTTCAACTTTTGTTTTAGGATTTCTAACCTGTAAAACATGCTTGAGGGTAGGCATAGTGTTAAAGAATTCCTGTATCAAATCAAACTGTGATGCAGTTAACTTTTCTACCCACGTTCTTGCTTCTTTAAATGTAAATGTCCCAGAATCTTCTTCTCCAACATATACTCTCTTAATACATTGAGCAACCAAATCATATGGATCAACGTCTCCCTTTGCAAAACTTACTGCAGCAAAGTATTCTAGGTTAGGATATCTCATCTCTAGAGTTATATCATTACCTAATTTTATTAGGTTAGTATGATCATCTGGAATGATAACATTCACATCGTTTGCTAGGAACGAAACATCAACTTCTGTCTGACCATCATCAGGGCAAGTAACTTTTAACTTAAGTTCTTCACTAATTGATCTTGCACGTATCTGTAAGAACAAATACTCGATATCAAACAAAGCAAGATCATCTAACTTTATTCTACTGATAATACAATTTTTTAAAATATTTTTAATAGCATCTAGGATCTGAACTTCATCCTGAGATTCCATCGCAATAATTAATATCTTCTGCTCTTTAACAAGGAAGGGACGGTATTTAATTTTCTTTTTTGTAGAAGGCACCACCAACTCATACGTTGGTGTAACAATATCAGGTAATGGCATAATTAGGGTTTAAATGTAAATTGTTGATATTCGTAATGAAATGCAACGTTGCACTTGACAGCTTGTGCAGGTCCTGCTGAATAAGGAACTGTGTTAAAAGAATACGGATATGCTGCTCCAAGTCTTACCTTGAATGCTTTATCATATTCTTCTGGTCTTACAGATTTAGGTTGCTCACCTTCCTCTACTGCTTCGTTTTTTGGCAATACACCAAACTTTTCAAGTTTGGTGATGGTGAGGTCACAGGTATAATCATTATAATATCTTTGAGCATATGCCAAGTGTTCTTGTTTATCAGCATATGTATCAGGGTTATATAGACCAGGATTATTTTTCATCTTTGTTGGTTGTAAACCCATAATCATATCTTGCCATAATTTGAAGAATGATATAGGTGATGAACCAAGATCACATATAAAAGATACATCAAGTTCGTTATACATTCTACCAGATGCTACCTTCTGTGTCAACCCTTTCTTAGCCATTTTATAGTCATGACTTGAGACGGTGCTGCCAGGAATCTGAATGTCTTGACACAATAAATTCATCCTATACATACCTGCTTCCAACTGACTACCAGCGTTGCTATACCAAGGATAAGCTTTACCGTTATCTGCCCAAAAGTCTATCATGACCTGTGTAGGTTGTAGAGCAAACTCAAATAGATTGGAAGCAGATATACCTTTCCCAACTATTTGTTGTATATAATTATCGACTGTTATTTTAGGTGATCCCATAAATACTCATTATGAGTGATATATTTATTTAGTATGGCATACAAGGGAAAATACAGAGTAAGGAACTATCGCAAGTATAAAGGTGATCCCACAGGAGTAATATACCGTTCATTGTGGGAAAAGAAGTTCATGGACTACTGTGATTCTAATAAAAATGTCATTGAATGGTCAAGTGAAGAGCATATTATTCCATATAAAGATCCCGTACAAAAGAAATGGAGAAGATACTTTCCTGATTTTTACATGAAAGTAAGAGAAGCAAACGGGAAGATACAAGCATACCTAGTTGAGGTTAAACCAAAAAAACAGGTCGATGAACCTAAACCTCAAAAACGACACACCAAAAAGTATATCTCGGAGGTTATGACCTATGCCACCAACAGAGCAAAATGGGATGCAGCAGAAGAGTTCTGTAGAGACAGACTCTGGAAATTCAAAATCATCACAGAGCGAGAGCTCAAAGTTTGATACATGGATGAAAGAATTAAAAGGTAAGAGTATAGCTAGACCTACATTAAGAAACACCGTCATGGAAATGTTACTTGACGATGCAACAGACAACCCCGAAGTTAATAAGTGGTATTACTTTGAATATGATCCTAAATTTAAAGATCAATTGGGAGAATGGGATGAGTTTCCACTAATAAAACTATTAGAAAAGAAGAACGATACATACCTTGGAGCGAATCTACATTACCTTAACGGAAAAGCTAGGTTATCCGCTATAAATAAAGATAAATATCCTAACTCAACTCTACATTATTATATTCCAAAGAATGCTGACAGTATTTTCTTTGAAGTTGGAGAGCAAGATATACAACTATTGAGTCAGTTACCCCTCGATAAATTTCATCGTAAACGCAAATAATGTCATCTACAGCAAAAGCAGAGATAGGTAAATCAGAGACTGGAGGCCAAAATTACAGCTATCCTAAAGGAATAGCTTCAGTTCCATTTGCTTCTTTTTTGCGTATTAATAAGTATTCCTACGATGATGGTATGGCAAAGGTTGCTAAGGCACAGAATGATGTGATGGGATCGGTGCAAAATAGTGGATTGGTAAAAAACGTAACTGAGGGACTAGCAGATTCAGCACAATGGCTTTACGGGGATAAGACTGGTGGAAATAATTATTTGGCGATGGAAGAGAAAGAAATGTTGGCAAAGTTCAAAGAAAACACGGAAAATGTCCATAAACCAAATGATTCTACTGCAAGAAACTGGGAAGATAAAAGAACCAAAGAAGATTTATTAAACGAAGAGTTTGAGGTAGATAATGGATGGGGAACAGAACCTTCAACAACTACATTAAATGAATTATTAGAACAGAAAAAAGCTGCAAAGAATTTTCATGATCAAGGTTATGAGAAAGACTATTGTAATTTAGCAATGCCAAATGAATTTCAGTATGACTATGGTGCAAACTGGAACAATACATTTAAGTTAGGTACTATGGCATTAGCTGCTGATGATCCTGCAAGAGCAGCATTGTTATTAGGAGCTGGTGGTCTGGTTGGTGGAGTATCAAACCTAGGTGTAAATGCTTTAGGAAAAAATAATGAGATGGCGGCTGTTATAACTGAAGGTGCAAAAGAAGGTATATCAAAAGCAGCGAATCCGTTTGGAGTAAATAGTGATATATTAGATCCAACTAATGTTGTTGGTTTGGCAGGTTTAGCACCAAATGAAAATGCTATTCAGTTCTTCAAGAAAATGGAGTTCAGAAAATTTGAATTTAACTTTGAATTTGCAGCAAGAAGTGATAAAGAATCCAAAGAGATACAACAAATTATAACTTGGTTCAAACATGGCATGCATCCAGTATCAAAAAATGCTGATGGTGGTGGTTCTGGTGTATTACTAGGTTTTCCAGATGTTTGGACTCTTGAACCTAGATTTGTACCTGGTAATGCAGTAAATGAAGCATATGTTGCAGGTACTGATAAACCACATCCTATGATGCCAGCAACAAAATTATGTGCATTGACTGGTATGACTATAAACACTACACCAATAGGTCAGTTCAATACAGTATTTGATGGTACTATACCTTTAATTACTATCAGACTTGCATTTAACGAACTAACTGCACTAACCAGATCAGATTTCATGACAAACAAGTACTTATAATCATGCTATTCAAGTCCCTACCAGATCTATACTACAATGTCCAGACATCTCCTGTTGATGTTAAACTTTTAGCAGCTAAAAATATCTGGAGAAGATCTGAAATTGTAGCAGAATTTAAAAATTCTATCACTATCTTTGATGAGTTAATAGTGAACAATGGAGAGAAACCAGAAACTATCGCTAATAGAATCTATAAAAATCCTTTCTATGCATGGACTATATTTGTTGCGAATGATATTGTAAATTATTATGAGCAGTGGCCACGATCATCAAGACAATTAGCAGAGTATGTAGAAGCTAAGTATGATAACCCACAGGCAACTAAGCATTACGTAACTACAGAAGTTAAACAAGGTAGAGATATTATTGTACCTGCAGGTAAAATAGTACCACAAAACTATTCTGTAAGTTATTACAATGGTACTACTACTGTTACTGCTAATCCAACAGTTTCAATAACAAACTATCAGTATGAAGAAGCATTGAATTCAGAGAAAGAAAAGATAACAGTTATAAGACCTGGTATTATTGAACAGTTTATTCAAGTATATAAACGAAGAGTATTAGAAGGCGGTGTAGTTACCGTAGCAAGTAGTGCTTATAATATAAAAATGTGACATAAAAAAAGACCCCCTAAGGGGTCTTTTAGTTTATATGTAACTAATCTTCTTGTGCTAGTTTAGCGAAGTAAGATAGTGTGTCATCTTCCGTAGATGCAGCTGCAGTTCGGTGTTGACCACCTTGAACTACACCGTCTTTAACGTTTAAAGGTTCTGGAGTTAGTTCCTCCTCAAACTGTTCTTCCTCTACTTTAGCAGAGTAATTACCTTTGAGAGTTCTCTCCAAACGTTCCTTAAGTTCGTCATAAGACTTGAACTGATCATCAGCAGTAAATGCAGCGAGACTGTGTTCTTGCTTCCAAATACCTTCAAGTTCCTTGTCATCAAGGTCTCCAAGTACAGAAGGAGCATCAAACTCAGATTTGTCGTAGTTCCAGAAACCTGCAACCTTGGTGATCTTAAGTTTGAAGTCAGCACCCTTCCATAGATCGAATGGGTTTACTGGTGTTTCATCCTCAAATGCGGGTTGCATTGATTCCATGACCTTATCAAAGATCTTCTTACCATAACGGTAAAGGAACACTTTGCCTTCATTAGAAGGGTTTGCACTATCCTTGACAACATATATGTTGCTGTAATAGTTTAACTTACGTTTCTGGTTACGTGCTTGTGATCTCTGTGGAGAACCTTCGCCACCAGAATTCCAGAGTTCCCTGTTCAAGTCAGAAACAGGATCCTTTTTGCCTAAAGTTGTTAAAGAGTTTTCAATATACCATCCACCTGGACCTTGGAAGGCATGTGTCCATACTTGTGCCCATGGGAGGTCTTCCCCATTGGGTGCTGGTAAAAATCTGATTACTGCGTAACCATTACCTGCTTTGTCTACTTCTGGTTTCCATAATCTCTCGTCAGGTCCAGACTTAGCCTCAGATTTGTT